CAACGCTGAAGCAAGCAGCCAACGATTACTGCCTTCTACTATTGATTCGTCATCCTATGGTGTAAAAGCCAACCTGCGAAACATGAAAGCGAACACCCTTGAGGGTATAGGATTCGTAGGTGACAAAGTAAAGTTAGGCCAACCGATAGATGTAGGATTGCGTACATCTGATTTGGCTATCAGATTAGGAGAATCAATCAACAGTGGTGCTACAAGTGTGAATATCTCACGACCAAAGAATGTTACCGCATCATCAGCAAGGAAGCATAGTATGAGATTCGTAGGTCAGGATTTCAATAACATGAACTTGATGACCGCACTAAGGTTCCTTGGTAGACATGATAGCAGAATGATATTACTTGACCGCTTCGGCAATCTATTGTACATACCAATTACATTTAGTGAAACTAACTTCAACATAGACGCTAACTTTAGGGTAGGAAGTAAAATAGAAAATCCTGTAGACAACATATCGAATAGGGTTACAGTGCAAGGACACCCCTTAGCACTTAACGACTTAGTAGTTGTAACTGTAGATGATGTAGAAGGTCAGGTAGAAGAGGTGCGAGAAGATACTGCACCTATAGTAGACAGCACAGTAAGAACCACTAACGCTGCACGAAGAGTAGCCCGTCAAATGCTGAAAACTCGTTCTTTAGTACAGGGTGCAATTACAAGTGAAGGCCATCCAAATGTCATAGGATTAAGACCGGGTATGGTGATTAATTTTAGTGGTGAAAATAAAGTAGTCACTGAGGTCAAACACATGCCTGTAAGAAATCTTAGTGACCTTACGCTACTCAACTTAGATACAGGTATTGAGGGTATATTGCAGGGCTTATCAGAGGGTACTACAGTAGGTGCAAATGATACTAACCCTGCTACCTATGTGCAGGTAGTAGAACAGAACTTGGCTTTGTTTGGTAAGATAGAATTGAGAATATCATCGGTAGTTACTGCTCGTGGTGTATTTAATACAGCGTACCTTATCGGTGGGGTGAAGGGCACTCAAGACAGAGGTAAGATAGGTAAGGCCGGTGGCCTTCCGATTGGTGGTAACAAAACAGTAAGGAGGCGATTATATTCCGGTCAGTGATTATATTAAGAGGCTACTGCTTGACACATTAGCAAGCAACATCAATGAGGTTATCTTAGGCTTCGATGGTACACCTGCTACAAGTGATGATGGTTCAGCAGGTCGCCCTGCTATCACACTTGTACCGTCAGTTACCATTGTAGATGAAACATCATTATTGGTAGAAGCAACGCTTCCATATACAGAATCCTTTACTGATAAAATAAGAGAGGTTTACATACAATTTCGTGATACTACTGAGTTTACACCTGTAGCGAGATACACTATCAATCCCGTTACTAAAAATAACTCAAACGAATTAGTAATACAGATAGCAATAGAGGTGGCATAATGGCAGGAAATCCGTTATCAGGACATACAAAAGCGAATGAATCTTCAATGGCAGGGACAGCAAAGTTCACTGATGGTCTAACCGATGGTGAACATATACAAAGTCCAACATTAACAAATTACCTTGAGGGTATTCATGGTAATGGTATATTGTTAGAAGAGGACACAGCGTATAGTGCTTCTAACAAAAATGTACCTGAAGATTTACCCGGTGTAGTAGAACAGAATACAAATGTAGACCGAATACGAGTTACAGGCGGTACTGCCATTATTGATGGTGTGCCGTATCAATTTGCTAATGGGCCGGGTGGTACTCTTGATATTGATTTAACTACAAGTAGCGCACATAGAAGAGCGACATATTCTGCATTAACATCAGGACAGGAGGCACTGATTGTTGTATATGTGTCTGCTAAACCAA